ACTGGAATAACCACTGGAGTAACTACTGGAATAACCACTGGAGTAACTACTGGAATAACCACTGGGATAACCACTGGGATAACCACTGGAGTAACCACTGGGATAACCACTGGAATAACTACTGGGATAACCACTGGAATAACTACTGGTGCAACATATGCAGGTTTTTGTTTAAAATACAGTAATGCCATAGAAAATATACCAAAAGAACCCGATAATAAAACATATGCTATAGGTTTGTTTACCAGGCACACACAAACATTCTTCGAACCATTCATAGAAACCAGATATGATGACCATATAGATGACGACAGAAATAACTTTTATTTAGGTAAAAACAATAAATTATTTTTCACATCAGTAATTGGTGGTAAATTAGAGAATCTAGATAAGATACCAAAATGTACAGTAGAAGGTGAAGAGTTAGAAGTAAAACAAAAAACAAAAGGTGTTTATTATGTGGAACTTTATGCTAACGAAAATACATTAACTAGTTATACCGAATATAATGACATATGGAGTGGTATAACTTACCTAGGTATAGATAGACCAGACGTAAAACTTAGGTTCGTACCTATAGACGCCGACAAATATTACACATTCAATACGGATACGTTGGATGACACAAGGTATGGTGTATCGGTTAGTGGGATAAAAAGAGAAGAAAAAGTACGACAAGGAGAAAAAAGGAAGGTAAACGTATTATTAAGAAAACCTTATACGGTTTCCGAATATGAATCTAGTAATAGCGTATACTATAGAATGTACACCAAACAAGGACCAGCGGTTATACCAATAACAGAATGGGAAAAAGTTAATAGGAATTTAAATAATAATTACTTTACTATCGATACTACATGGATGGTACCACAGGACTATTTTATTGATATTAAGGTTGAAACAAATGGTGAGACCACCATATACGAAAATGAGTTAGAGTTTCAAATAACAAATAAATTAATTTAAATGTATTTAATATATATAAACCCTTTAAACAAAGATTTCAAAGGACAGAACACTTATGAGTTCATATTCTCTAAAAGAACTGACAATGTTGAATATGGAGAGGATTGGGATGTTGAACCAGCATCTAGTGGATCACCAACACCACCCAATATAGAACAGGTGGACGAAGTTGGGGTACTTAGGTCATTAGATATTGAATTGACATTGAATATCGATTCAGACAACTTCTCTATGTACGATTGTGTTGAGGGTATAATAGCCCTAGCATGGGAAACAGAGTCTCCAGAAGTAGAAGACAGATTAGTCTTTAAGTATGGTGAGGATGCTGATAGCGTTAAGAGTAAAATTTATAGTAGAGATAAAGAATTAAAAATAATTAACAAAGAACAAATACATAAAATATAATGGAAGACGAGACAATAAAAAACATTGTAAATAATCCCGATAAAGCGATAGAATCGTTAAAAGATGCGGAAAATGCTATTAAAAGTTTNGTTGATGCTAATAATACNGCTAAAACTGAAATAAATACCCAAAATGAATCTGAGGGTATAGAAGAATCTAATTCTGATGAAGGGTTCAAAGAAATTATTGATAACTTATTGGAAAGGTTGAGTGGTGGTTATAGATACTACGATATATCATCGGACCAAAAAAATAGAAGTGAAATGGTTCCATCTGAAAGGTACCACATAACAGACCTAGAGGGTGATAGAATAGCTGATAACTTATCTGATGAAGGAGTTATTGATTATGTTAAGGATTTAATAAAACATGATGGTGAGGAATCTAGTGAACATAAAACCATCTCAACCATAGATGACGCTAAATCAGAAATGGAGTTACATAAACTGGGTAAAGTGATTAACGTAAAAGATACAAAACAACTAGATTTATTCCCTAAAAAAGACGATAAAATTGAAGATTCAGGGTACTCTAAAGTTATATCCAAGATGACCGATACTGAAGTTAAAGACATTATTATTGGTATGGGATCTAATGGGTGGGTACTTAAAAAAGCTATTAGTGCTATAGAAAGTGGTGATGATAAAAAGGCTTACATAGTATTAAGACATCTATTAGATATGAGAAAGGGTGTTAATGAAGAAAATTTGGATNGTAAAGAAATATTAAGTAATATTGTAGAATCTAATGAGATTAGATTAACTAAGTCTGATATACTAACCTTCATAAAAGAAAGGAAATAGAATGAAATACAACGAAGAAAAAATAGCNCCAGTTATCACACCAGTGATAACACCATNAAAAGATCCNTCTAAAATAGTTATCCCTAAACCAGATGAAAAGGGTAAACCTAAAGCTTAAAAATTGGTTATATCCAATAATTTACCTATATTTGTCTCATTATTAATAATGAGACATTTTTTTTATGATAAAATCAGAGTTAGATAAGAGGGTTAAAGAATTGGGTTACCCCAATTTGATAACTAGTGATATTTTAAATAAATTATCCTCAAGGAACCATCCTTTAGGTAGAATGCCTTATTATAAAAAAACCCCAAACTCAACCATCTGTAGAGAAGAAGAGATCGCTATAGAGAGATATACCGAACTAATAGATTCATATTGTAATACATTTAAAGTTGAGGCTAAAAGTATTGTAAAACCAACAGTTTTTATGAACGCTATGATCTCAAATGCAGCGGCCATAAATAAAGAATCAGCCAACAGACCCGCTTTATGTAATTTAGCTGAAAAGATAATAAGAGAAGAGTGGTTTTTAGGTGAGGATGAGGTTATTTTTGATTTAGAGTTTGTTGAACAAGGAAATATAGAGCTACCCAAAGAGATGAACATGGATTCAACTCTAGATGACGAGTCTAAAAAAGAAATAGAGTCGGAGATACCCAATGAAATAGTGAAAAGGAGGACTATAAATGCTCTCGCTCAAGGGGCCTCTTTAAAAGGGCATTATATATTCCACCTATATCAAGAAGAGATAAATAACATAATACCTGATGTTACTAACTTATACCAAAAAGCTTTGATAGCTAATGATTTGATTTATTATCTAGTTGATGATGATGATTTTAAGGGTAGTATAGAAGCAAATAATAATAACAATGCTGGGTATGTTGACCTTGACTTTGATGGTGAAATACCTAAAATTATAGTCAAAGCTATTAATTTACCGATCATGATACATGAGATGATAAAGGGTGTTATTTCCTTACTCTCTGTAGCTGGGTTACCTAAGAATAAATCCAAGGAACTAATCGAGTATACTGACACTATAACTAGTGAGCTTTGGGATATAAGGTTATTCCCTTTAATTTGGGGTAATCTTAATACTTTATTTGACGAAAGTGATTACGACCTTAAAAAATTAGTTTTGCTTGAGTTATTTAAAAAAAGTGCTGATGATTTNATTAATTTCATGNATAAATTAGAGAATGAACCAGATATGGCCAAGAAATATATCGAAATGATTATTAAAGATAAGAGGCTTGAGATCATGGAGTTCGAATTTAACAATTCCATGGATGATATAGACCTTAGCGATTTAGGGTTATAATAAACTATTTATATATATGAGAAAAGAGATAACTGACAAGAGGGAATTACTACTTGAATACACTAAATGTTCAGGTGACCCCGTGTATGTTATAGAAAGTTATTTCGAAACCTTCGATAAAACTAGAGAGGGTTACGTACCATTTGAATTATTTGATGGTCAAAAAAAATTAGTATCAAATTACAAAGAACACAGGTTTAATCTAGTATTAAAATACAGACAAGCTGGTATATCGACTGTAACAGCCGCATACTCAGCGGTATTAACCGCTTTCGCTAGTCCAGATAGACCAGAAAAAGTATTGATATTAGCCAATAAACAAGAAACGGCTATAGAGTTCCAGAACAAAATAATTAATTTTATAAAACAACTACCTAATTGGGTAAATGTGGGGTTCGAAAAATCTTCTCAAAAACACGTCAGGTTATCTAATGGTTCTGAAATAAAAGCCGTAGCAACATCACAAGATGCACTGCGTGGATACACACCTACAGTACTATTAATTGATGAAGCCGCCTTCGTTGAAGGTGGACAAGAGTTATGGACAGCATGTTTAGCCTCAATAGGTACAGGTGGTAAAGCGGTACTAATATCAACACCTAACGGACTAGATCCTATATACTACGCATCATACGAAGGTGCCATTAAGGGTGATAACAGTTTCTGTGTAACCCATTTAAAATGGTGGAGAGACCCAAGATTTAATAAGGACTTAAAATTAGTAGAAACTAAAGATGTTGTCGATTGGTTCCAAAAACCAGATAAAGAAAAAACCGAAAAAGTTATAAGTGATGCAATAAACCTAAAAGTTAAAGAAATAGCAAAGCTTATAGAAGATGGTTATAAACCATACTCTTCTTGGTACGAAAACATGTGTAGAGACATGAACTTTAATAAGCGTATGATAAACCAAGAGTTAGAGTGTGCGTTTATTGGTTCAGGTGACAACGTTATTGAAGGTGATGTAATAAGGAAACAAGAACAAGAAAACGTAAAGAACCCAGTCATTAAAGATAAGGCTTGGGATAGTAATATGTGGATATGGGAGTTACCACAAAAAGGGCATAGGTATATACTAGCATTAGACGTATCCAGAGGAGACTCTGAGGATGCTACTGGTATGACTATTATTGACTATGACACATTCGAACAAGTAGCTGAGTACCATGGTAAAGTACCACCAGACATAGCAGCACAATTAGTTGACAAGTACGGTAGGATGTATGATGCGTTATCGACGTTTGATATAACTGGAGGTATGGGTGTAGCTACTACACAAAAACTAAAAGAGCTTAATTACCCTAAAAAATTACTACATTACGATAAAGATGGTGATAATAGCATGTATCATATGTTAGATGATAACGCTATACCTGGTATAAACTTTGCCTCTAGAAACAGAAGGAGTCAAATAGTTGCTGCTTTAGAAGAAGCGGTAGCTAGAGGTGGTTTTAAGATTAGAAGTGAAAGATTAACCGCCGAATTAAAGAAATTTGTCTACAAAAACGGTAAACCTAATCACATGAAGGGTGCTCACGATGATTTGATTATGGCGTTAGGTATGGCTTTATTCGTAGCCAACACAGCCTTTAAAAGATTACAAGAATCAGAAAACATGACCAAAGCCATGTTAAGTAGCTGGAAAGTAAGAACTAATGAAACAAAATCTGAATCAAACTATTTATCAGGTAGTATTAGCAGTAAACCAAATTATGAGAACTCAACTAAAAGTAAGGGTAGTAGCTTAAATCAAACCATTAACAATACCCAAGAGTACGGTTGGTTATTCGGTTCTAATAGGAAAAAATAAATAAAACAAAAAAAAACAAAAAACAAATGGGAAATATATTAATTAAACAAGGTAGGTCATCAGGACCTGGATCATCATCCATAGCAAGGACAAACATTAAAAAAAGTGATCCTATAAGCGGTGCTGCATTAGAAGGTAATTTAAACTCGATAAAGTGTTCACCAGAATCAGATGGTACAACAACTTTCGTACAAGAAAAAGTTTGGTCATCCGATATAGGTAATTACAAATTCCCTCCATTCGTTGACTGCGAATATGTAGATTAAAAAAAAAGAATATGGCAAAGAATTTAACGATATTTCAAAGATTAAACAAGGTACTGGGCAACGAGGTTGACGGTCCTAAGTACGTTATAGACCCTAACTCGTTCAACGGATTAGAAGGTGATGCGCTAGATCAAAAGAAATTAGAAGCTCAACAAACAGTATTTTTACAAAATCAGTGGAAAAAGATAGATAACGAACTTTATCAAAAAGCTGTTTATTATGAACCAACTAGAATAGCATCGTATTATGATTACGAAGCCATGGAATACACCCCAGAAATTTCGGTTGCGTTGGATATTTTTGCTGAAGAAGCTACCACACCAAATGAAAACGGTAGGGTATTAAGTATATACTCTGATAGTTCTAGAATAAAGAAAGAATTGGAGCGTTTATTTATGAACGTGTTGGATATAGATGCTAACCTAACACCATGGACTAGAAACTTATGTAAGTACGGCGATAACTTCATATACAATAAAGTGGTACCTGGACAAGGTATCGTTGGAGTTACTCAGTTACCTAACATTGAAATGACTAGGTCTGAGCCTGGATTCGCCAAAGTTAATAGTTTAGATAGTCAACAGAAAGAAGTTAACACCGCATTCCATTGGAAAGATAAAAACATTGAATTTAATTCATTTGAAGTATCACACTTTAGGTTATTAGGTGATGACAGGAGGTTACCTTACGGTACGTCTATGTTAGAAAAAGTTAGACGTATATGGAAACAGTTATTACTTTCAGAGGATGCTATGTTAGTCTACCGTGTTACTAGGGCACCAGAAAGACGTGTGTACAAAGTATTTGTGGGTAATATGGATGATAAAGATGTTGACGCTTATGTTGATAAAATAGCTAACAACTTTAAAAGGACTAATATGGTTGACAACGACAACGGTAACCAAGATACTAGGTACAATGCGTTAGCCGTAGATCAAGATTACTTCATACCAGTCAGAGACCCAGGTCTAGCTATGCCAATAGAAACACTACCTGGTGCGCAAAACCTATCAGAAATAGCTGATATAGAATATATACAGAAAAAGATGTTAGCGGCACTTAGAGTACCTAAGGCCTTCATAGGGTTTGAAGAAACATTGGGTGACGGTAAAAACTTAGCTATATTAGATGTACGTTTCGCTAGAGCAGTCCATAGGATACAAAAAGCTCTTATACAAGAACTAAATAAAATAGCTATAATACACCTACACTCAAAAGGGTACGAGGATGATCTAGAGAATTTTACTCTAAGCCTAACTAGTCCATCAACACAAGCAGAAATGCTTAAAATACAAAACTGGAAAGAGAAAGTTATGTTATATCGTGACTCTGTTTCTGATGCTGGTAATGGTTTTAGTGCTATGTCAATGACTTATGCTAAAAAAGAGATTTTAAACATGAGTGATGATGAGATTAAACTAGATATACAAAGACAAGCAATAGAAAAAGCAGGTGGGGAAGAAATTAAATCCTTAGGTGAGACCATAAAACAAACTGGTGTGTTTAGAGATATATACAAACTATACAAAATAGACCCAGATAGTATGATGGTAGGTGATGACTCAGATAACCCTGCGAGTACAGACTCAGGTTCAGGTACAGATTTTAATTCCGAACCCTCTGATGATGCTGGTTTTGACCTAGGTGGTGATGAGGCGAGTGATGACTTAGGGACAGATTTCACAGCACCTTTAGAAGTACCAGGTGAAGAACCCTTAGCCGAAATAAGTAACAAAAAAATAGAAAATAAGAACAGGATGATTAACGAATCTATCAGAAAGACGATAGATGATATTAATAACTTATTATAATAACGACTATTTATATAAAAATTAAATAAAATGTTTGGAAAATTAAAAGAAAGTGTACTATCAAGCCTAGAGAGTACTATGAATAATAAAGGCGAAAAAGATTTTAAATCAGAATTTGCTGAATATATTAAGGTTTTAAAAGAAGATAATGTATTAAGAGAGTTTAATGAAACTTATAACTTATTAAATGATCTAAAGTTTGATGATGAGTTAATGGCTTTAGCATTTGTTGACGAATCAATAAAGCGTTTAAAAGAGATCGATGGGACGTCTACAGATAAATTAAGTAAACTTACCGAAGAAACTATCGATATAAGTGGTACGATTAACCATAGTATAGACGAACTAGTCTTCAATAAAAATCTAAGTATTGTCGATAAAGTTGAGCACAAAACGAAGTTGGTTAGAAATGTGATAAAAAACAGCGTTAATGGTGAAGAGTTAAACGAATCTATAGACTCTATAACATCAAGGTTAAATAACAAGGTCTCTCAGTTAAATGAGGAACAAGTTAAAGCGTTAAATATTTTTGCCGATAATGATGAATCAAAAATAAACGAGTATTACGCGACGCTTATCAATGAAGTTTCTGCTCTAGTTAACAAAACTGTTAACGAGTCAAATGATATAATTATCGTAAAAAAATTGTTAAGTGTTAATACTAGATTAAACGAGATGTCTAATAATAAACCTACACTTGAGGCTATAGACGACATATTAGATTTAAAGAAAACCTTCATTTAATTAGGGTTTGCATTAAGTTGTATCAGATACTAATTAAACTTATTGAAAATAAAAAAGCCAGAGGTAGCGAACTTCTGGCTTTTTTTGTTACCGAAACGGTAACGGTCCTAAAACACCGCCTAAAGCGGAATATCATATACTAATCTTTAAAATTTAAAATCTACACCTATAAATAGGTGATTTATTTGGTTAATCACTTTTATTTCACTATTATTATATAGTAACAACAATAAACTTTTGATTAAAATGGTTAGAAAGAATGCAAAGCAAATTTGGGAAAGAAAAAAAATTATTCACAAACGAAAAATTTAGAGTTAAATACGGTACTATAGACGCCGTAAAATTAAACGCGATATACATAAATATCGATTCATGGGTAAAACCTGGTGAAATAGATAACTACGAATCTTACATAAGATTCATACGTAAAGGGGTTATCTTAAAAATAAAAGAAGATTTAAATACCGAAGTGTTATCTAAAAACATAATAGTTGATTTAGATCTTAGAGCCTCAGGTATGAGTAAGGGTAAAAAAAGTTTCATGTCAATCGAAATAACTATATACCCAATAATAAAAACAGAATTTAATTCTGACATCATAAAACAAAATGTTAGTGCTATAGTTAGCAACGCCATAGAGTCATTAGAACTTAATGAATTAACATTTTATTCCAAAAAGAAAGAAAGTAAGGTACTGGAAAACACTCTATAAATTAACAAAAAAGATAGGGTGTGAGTGAAGGTATGTACACATCATACAGTTTAGAAAAGTATTTGCACCATTTCTCTTATATTTATAAGATATAAATCCTATAGAAATGAGTTTAAAAATTTTAAAAGAAAACGAAGAAGGTTTCGGTATACTAGTAGAAGGAGATGCTGGTTACGTATCAGATGGAATACACGGAGATATAATCAATGAAGAAGCCAATAGAGGTGAATTAGATTTAACCCAACCAATATACTACTATGCAACCTTACAAAAATACGGTACGGAAAACAGAAACGGTAGGGTATACCCAGAAGCTATATTAAAGAGAGAGGTTGAGAAGTATAGAGAGGTTATAAAAAGGAATTCTAGTTTTCACGAACTAGATCACCCACAAGAATCTGTTATATCATTAAAAGGTGGTTCACCACACAGGATAGTCGATATGTTCTGGAGAGATAATGTTTTAATNGGTAAATTAGAGATATTAGTATCTGAAGGTTTTAGAAAAAGTGGTATCATTTCGTGCAACGGAGACTTAACAGCCATGTACCTTTCTTACGGTATGACTTTAGGTATATCATCTAGAGGTGTAGGTAGTCTGAAAAAGGTTAATGGTAAAAACGTTGTCCAAGACGATTTCGAATTAATTTGCTGGGATGTAGTATCCTCACCATCAACACCAGGTTCATATCTATACAAAGACCAAAACGAATTTAAAAAATACGACGAAGTGTTAGACGATGATTCTAGTATTAGTGAAAACAAAACCGAAGTAGATAAAGAAAACTCGTTCATAAATAATTTGAACAAATTTTTAGGAATGTAACTTTATTTTGTGATAATATATCTTATCATTACGATATAAAAAAACATTAAGATGAAAACATATTATTGGTACACAGTAACTATTCAGTTAATCGTTGAGGACGAACAAACTGGTAAAATTAAAAAAGTTAAAGAAAATTATCTAGCTAAAGCTATTTCAGTTACAGACGCTGAAGCCACAGTCATTAAAGATCTAGAAGGTTACTCGGGAGAGTATAGGATATTAAAAATTGACGAATCTAGGTTAGTGAAGGTTATCATACCAGAGGGTGTTGAAGTAAACGCCCAGTAACAAGGTATTAAAATAAGTAAACCCGCCGTTGATAAAATGGTGGGTTTTTTTTGTAAAAATACACCACTTATATACGTTTTGTGTTTTTTACGATTTTTTATAGTATTTATAACTAAGATAATACATCATAAGAATATTCAATTATTTAAAGATATGAGCAAAACAAATATTTTAGAGGAAACTCTTGCAGAAATTCAGGAACTTAGAAAAGCTGTTTCTGAAAATGCTAATCACGCATTAAAGAGTACACTCAAAGAAGAGTTAGAAGAAATTGTTAAAAATAACTTAGAAGAAGTTATTGTTAGCGAAGAATTATCAGATGACATGCCAGGTTCTGATTTACCTGGTGATTTAGATAAAGCTGAAGAAGAAGAGGTCTTAGCGATCGAACCAGAAGATGAAGAATCTGAAGAGGAAAAACCAGAAGGTGAAGAACCAGAAGGTGAAGAATCTGAAGAAGAAGAGTCTGAAGAAGTGATCGACCTAACTGATGAATCTGACGAAGATGTTATTAAACACTTCGAACTGATGAATCCAGCTGATGAAATCGAGATCATCCAAACACCTGAAGGTGGTGTTCAAATAAACATTAACCCAGAAGAAGGTNCTGAAGAAGAGAGTGAAGAAGCTCTAGAAACTTCAGAAGAAGAACCTACTAATGATACGGTTATGTTTGAACCAGAAGAGTTAGAGGAATCTAACGAAGTTTCTGAAGAACCTGAAGTTAATATGGAAGAAGAAAAAATCGAAGAAGAAGAACCTGTACACGAAATCGAAATTTCTGAGGAGGACATTGCTAGTTTGGCTGAAATCAATTCTAACGAAGAGGAAGAAAAAACTCATGAAGAAGAAGTTGTGGCTGAAGAAGAAGTGGCTGAAGAAGAAATAGTAGAAAAAGAGGTCATGGTTGATACTAAAGAACAAGAGTTACGCGAAAGCTTGGTTATTATGAGAAAAAAATACCAAGAAGTTGTGTCTGAAAATAATAAAAAGACTGAGGAATTGGTTGGATTTAAAAANTTAACGGAAGAATTTAAAGGTTCTGAAGCTGAATACAAATCTGCCATCAAAAACCTTAAGTCGCAGTTACAAGAAGTTGCTTTGTTTTCATCAAACTTAACTTACGCAATCAAACTTATTACTGAGAACTCTACAACTAAGGACGAGAAGTTAGAAATCTTAAACAGATTTGATAACGCCGAAAACTTAAATGAATCTAGAGAGATCTTTAATAGTATGCAAAGTCAGTTCNGTTCTAACAAAATAGCNNCTAAACAAATGGTAGAAGAAAAAATTATGGAGACTCCTAAGTCTAGCGGTTCATCAAAACTAAACGAATCAACAGCTTATCAGAACCCACAATTATCAAGAATTCTTGATATCATTGGTAAAATTAAATAAAATTAAAACTTAAAAAAAAAACTAAAATGGGAGCATTATTAGAATCAGGAAAAGTTGGTAACGTAAACCTTAATCACTTAAAAGAGGTACGTACTGACGTAATTAACAGATGGGACGGACTTGGACTATTAGAAGGTCTAGGAGGTCACAAAAAAGAGAATATAGCACAATTATTCGAAAACCAAGCATCTTACATGCTTAATGAATCAGTTGCATTAGGTAACGAAGGTTCTTTCGAAACAGTGGTATTTCCAATCGTGAGAAGAGTATTCTCAAAATTATTAGCTAACGAAATCGTTTCGGTACAAGCATTGAACTTACCAATTGGTAAATTGTTTTACTTTATTCC